AGAAGTTCTATGAGAAATCTAAAGAATTTACACTTAATATTTTTGGTACTATAGTGCCATCATTAACATTGGACCCTGAAACACGAAACTGGCAGGGTAGTAAATCATTTTCTGACTCAGGTGAAATAACATATGGTGATTGGAATGTTGAATTCACAATTGATTCTGAATTTAGAAATTGGAAAGTCATATATCTATGGATGATGGCTATCAATAATAATGAAGATGATTTTGGATTTGTTAAAGAGAAAAGAAAAACAATAGATGCTTCATTATATATCATGAATAACTATAGAAATAAGTCACTTGTATTGAGGTTCCATGATATATGGCCCTCAACATTGGGTGATGTTTCATTAAGTAAACGGGATAGTGAAAGTGAGTTAGTTTCAAACGTTACATTCATATATGATAAGTTTGAAATTATAAGTAATGAATTATAAATAAATTAGAATAGTTTCGCTTAAATCATATTTAATGATTTAATAATACTTAAATTTAATAATAGGAGAGTACAATTATGGCATTTTATCTATCCCCATTGGTAGATGTGAAAGAAACCGATTTATCTTTAACAATTCCATCAGTGGCTACAAGCATTGGTGTTATCATTCTTAGAGATACTTATAAGGGTCCAGAATTAAAACAAACATTTTTATCATCTGAGGATGATTTAATTAGTATATTTGGAGAACCAACAATTGGAAGCTACATTGATATGTTATCAGGAGCAGGTTTTCTAAAATATGGTAGAAATTTATATGCAACAAGAGTTCTATCTGAGGATGCCACATTTGCTGGTATTAAAGTTGCTCTAGATGGTCAAGGTCAAGCATTTACAACACCTTATACACTAGAAGATTTACCATCAAAAGACCCAGATGAGTTTGATAAGGATATTGTTGTTAATGATACAAATCCACTTTGGTTTATTGCTTCTTATAGAGGTACATGTGGTAATAAAGTAAGAATTTCCATTCTTGATAAAACATCACAAACACAAATGGCTTCTGGTGGAAATGACGCATGGGCCACATATCCATTATTCAGTTCAATTGATGAACCATTAGAAGATGAATATTCACTTTTATTGGTCGTTGAGGAAATGGAACAAGGTGAAAACCTTTATACAGTAAAAGAAATTTTCAATGTATCAACAAAAGAGAGGGCCATTGATGATCAAGGTTCAACAAGATATATTGAGAATGTTGTTAATCAACAGTCAAAATTAGTAAGGGTTACATTAAAGGATGATGAAATTGATGAACCTTTTAATATTCATACAGCTACACCAATTGCACTTGTTGGTGGTTCAGATGGTGTTATAGGTGTTACTGATGCTGATATAATGGATGCACTTGACCTTTACAAGAACTCAGAAGAGATTGATGTTAATATGTTTATTGATGGTGATAAGTCAGAGACCGTTAAGAAATATATGAATGATATCTGTGAGTTAAGAAAAGATTGTATGGCTATTCTTGATTGCCCGAAAGAATTAGTTGTTGGTAATAGAGGTAATGAGGTTACTGATCTTATTAACTGGAGAAAAGGTCTTGGTACATTTGCAACAGATAACTTGAATGTTAATACTTCATATTCAGCATTGTATGGTAACTGGATTGAAGTTTATGATAGATATAATAAGAAATATAGATGGATTCCAGCTTCAGGACATATTGGTGGTATCTATGCTAGAACAGATCAAACAAATGATGCCTGGTGGGCACCTGCTGGTTTAAATAGAGCTATTCTTACAAGTGTAAGAAGATTGGCTTGGAATCCTGATCTTGGTAAAAGAGATATGTTATATATGAATGGTATCAATCCAGTTGTATCTTTTGCTGGTCAAGGTAAAGTAGTTTGGGGACAAAAAACATTACTTGATAAATCATCTGCTTTCAATAGAGTAAATGTTAGAAGACTTTTCATAGTTCTTGAAAAGGCAATCTCAACAGCTTCCAAATACTTCCTATTTGAACCTAATGATGTTGCTACTAGAGAAAGTTTAGTTGCCATGATTAATCCATTTCTAAGAGATGTTCAAGGTAGAAGAGGTATATATGATTTCAGGGTAGTTTGTGATGAAACAAATAATTCACCTGAGAGAATTGATAGAAATGAACTTTGGACCTCAATCTATATTAAACCTACAAGAACAGCAGAGTTTATTGTTCTTAACTTCATAGCATTAAAAACAGGTGCTAGTTTTTCTGAGGCCGCTGCTATAATTGGTGAAGTTTAACTATAATATTAAGTAATCATTACTTAGTAACAAATAAAGAGTGGAAGGTTTCTCAACCTTCCACTTTTTATTTTATAAGACTATTAAATTATTTGGATTTTTATAAATAATGGATATAATAAAGTTGTAACTATACTTAAAAGAAGGATAATATGGTAGATTTTAACTTAAATGGGTTTATGAAAACTTATGGTGAGTATGCTAGAGCATATCTTTTTAAATGCTCCATTCATCATCTTAGAAATAGATATGGTGTAAATGATCATGAATATCTCGTTAAGTCAACCAAATTACCAGAGGGAACTATTGATGAATTAAAGGCTGATTGGCAAGGTATGGAGTATAAAATAGGTGCTACATCATTATTTCAAGATTTTAATGTTATGTTTAATATGGATGCAAATGGTAAAATAAGAATGGCATTTCTTGATTGGATGAATGATATTCATGATCCATCAACTAATACCCATGGTAATCCAAGAGATTACTTTTCTGATATAACATTAAATCATTTGGATGGTAGACATAGAACAATTTTAACTTATACACTTATAGATGCTTGGCCCAAAATGGTAAGTGAGGTAACCTTGGATTATGCCGCTAAAGAGATAGCCACATTTGATGTTACATTTGCTTATCAATATCATATAACAAGAAACTCAGGTGGTAATATAGGTAGTCTAGCACAGAGATTTTTTGTTCCTAATGAAGAAAGTAGAATAACATAAAGTTTTTTAATAACAAAGGAGAAAAACATGGTAGAATTTAATTTAAATGCCTTTAAGAGTACATATAGAGATTTTGCAAGGGGTTACTTATTTTACGCTAAGATAAATAGTAATACTTACTTTAATGATGTAAATAGTTATCTTGTAAAAACCACATCATTACCTGCAACTACTATTGATGAAATTGAGGCAAACTGGCAAGGTCATAAATATAAACTTGCTTCAACACCAACATATGATGATTTGACAATAACATTTAATGTTGATGTTTTCTCAGATATCCATACAAAAATGATGAGATGGTCAACTTATCTTAATAACCCTGTTGATAATATGCATGGTATGCCAGGTAGTGGTATCTATTTTTCTGATATAACATTGAAACATTTAAATGGTCAAGGTGCTACAATTAAGACATATATTCTTAATGATGCGTGGCCTAAAACAGTTGGTGAAATTTCTCTTGATCACACTTCAAAAGAAGTATCATCATTTGATGTTACATTTACTTATCAATATCATACAATACTTGGTATAAACTAATAAATTAGTAATATAAAAATTTGTAAAAGGAGATTAAGATGTCTATTGATATTACCAAATACGTTAATAGTTATGAGTTTGATTATACTCTTCCAGGAAGTAATGAAGTTGTTGTATTCAAACCAATTACCACAGGTCAACTTAAAAAGTTGATTGTTTATGAAAATGAAAATGATATGAGTATCATTGAAGATGTTCTAGATAATTTAATGTCTAGTTGTGTTATATCAGAAGGTTTTGATATTAACAAACTTTATCTTGAAGATAGATTTGCTTTATTGGTTGAAATAAGAAAAAAGTCTAAAGGTGAAGAATATAACTTTATATATACATGTCCTAAATGTGGAATACAAGGTCCAAAGTCTATAAACTTAAATGATCTTGAAGTTAAAAAGAGAGTTATTATTGATAATAAATTTAAAGTAAGTGATGATTTATCATTTGATATATCACATATAACAAGAGGTGAACAAAAACTTATTTTAGGTCTTATTAAATCTAAAGATATCAAGAACTTATCATTAAAAAATGTTGAGATTGCTTCATATACATATGCTATGTCAATGAGAACATTTCATACACCAGAGGGTGATACAGATGATATTAGTATTAATGATAAAGTTGGATTATTAGATAATGTCTTTACTGATGATCAATATAAAGAATATATTCAATGGTTTACAGATAATAAATTCGGAGTGGAATTCAATTTCCCATTGGAATGTGAATGTGAATATAAAGGAAAACTTAATATACCATTGAATAATTTTTTCGCTTAATGAATTTGTTTTGCAATGATATCTCACTTGATGGATTATTAAGAGAGCAATATTATCTTGCTAGAAAATGTGGAATTAGTGTAAGTGAATCAGAACATATGGCAGATTTTGAAAGATATGTATACTTATCACTGTATAGTAAAGAGTTAAAAGATAAATTAAAGAATAAACCCACTTAACAAAGTTTAATGGATCAGAAATTTGAATGGTCTAAAGGGTCTAAATAGATATGTAAAAGTATATTTAGACCCTTTTTTATTGGAGAAGTAATGATAGATATAGCTGTAAAAAATATCTTAATTGAACAATTAAATACTTTAACTAGTGATATAGTTAAAACTTCTGGTGGAGATTTATCTGATCCTGATACTAATAAGCTTGTTAAAACAATCAATACCGCTATTAAAAAAATAAGAAACAAGAAATCAACAGAAGATGATATTCAAAAAGTTGTTGATAATATTGATGAAAACAAAATTAAAGAGCCAAAAGTTAAAGTAAAAACTAGAGTTATTAAACAAACCATATCAAATACACTATCAGGTAAACAGACTAATACAGAGAAAACCAAACAAACAGAAGAACCCAAGGAATCCAAGATTAAAGAGTCAAAAGTACCTGAGCAATCTGAACAACCCAAAGAACCAAAACCTAAGAAGCCAAAAAAACCCAAAGATGAATATCAAGAAAACCCATTAGCTGATTTATTTAAAGATATATACAGTTCAATTGGTGGACATATTGGTGATATACTTGGACCATTACAATCTGATTTAATTGATCCTATTAAAAATATTGGTATGTCACTATCTGAATTTGTTAGTAAAAACAAAAAAGAGGAAATTGATAATGATACATTTAGTGTTATATCAGAACATAAGAATGAGGCTCATATTGATGCAAGTGAGATTTTAAAAAAGACCACTGATTCCACTGATTCCACATTTG